CAACGTGCGGTGCAGCTCTCCGGTCGCCTACGGCTCCCTTCGAGCCGCACCGCAGAGAAGAGCAAAAGCAAGAAACTACCCCGGAACTCGCATTATGATTGGTACAGAGAACGGGGGCAGGTCAAGACTCCGAAAGAAAAAATTAAATTGAGTCACTACCCCTGATCAAGATCGTCACGAGAGCTCTGTACCAAGACGCCCAGTTCACTTCGCGGCCCAGGCGCCTGACTCGCAGACGTAGAGCGTTGTGGAAGTCCCGCCGTCCGTTCTGAGATAAAGAGAGGGCGTGACGCAGCTTCCCGATGGCGCGCCGCTTCCAAAGCTGATCGTCGCCGCGCTGTTTGGAAATCTCGTCAGGATGCCCGATCCCGTGGTTGTAAAAGTGGGATGCTCATTAACCTGACTGCCGCTGTAGCGAACGTCTGCCTGATAGAGTGACCATCCTCCCGGCTGATAGTTCCCTACTGGAATGTTGCCGCAGTTTGTCTCATTGCCGCAATAGAAACTCACATCATCCAACACCGCTACGCCGCCGCTGCTGTAGTAATAAGCATTCGACGACGCCGAGGCGTACTCATCGCTGATATGGAATACATCGCCCGAGAGAATCGAGGAAGAATCGGCGAACGAGATACCATAAAGGGGAGTTGTTGCCCCCGGCGCGGTTGTCCCGTAAAACTGACAGTTATGCAAACTGAGGGTGACGGAAGCCCAGCCAGGATAACCCTCCTGCCGGAATTTGACGAATGCCGAGCTATTCGATCCCTTAAACTCCAATGCGTAATTATAGAGTGCTGCTGGGTACGGATTTGCCTGCCCAAAATTCCAGACGTGGCCCGTCAAGGTCATATCGGCCGTGCCGTTGAAATAAGCTGCTGGCCCAAGGCCCGAAGAGCCAAATTCCATGTCTGTGAACGAATCCTGAGTTTCCGAGTGTGCACCTGTGGCTTCGGTGATGAACGCGCTGTTTTGGGTAAAATCGTTCGTCGTGGAGACAACCAGCGGATAATCGGCATCGAACACATCTCTCGTAAAATAGTCGTCTTCCGAGGCGTAAAGATAAGCGCCAAAAGAATAAGTCGTGCCGCTCGAATGCGTTACCATATCAAACACGGAATCAATCACCTTAATGCCTTGTCCACCGTTTCCGGAGGAATCCCTCGCAACGTAAATCCCTATTAAACTGGGATTCGTTACCCCGTGCTGCGATGTAACAGCGATATTGTAAAAACTGATTCCGTTAGAGCCCGCCAAGTCAAAGACGATCCCGCCAGTATTGGCACAGATTAAGTCCGTAGCGCCAGACCCGGCACCGCCCCGTCCTCGAGTTGTGCCTTGAATGATAACCTGCATCGCGAGACCCGCCGTCGAGGTCATGTTGATCGCTTGATTGAAAAGGTAGCAGGAACTGGTGGGAGGAATCAGAACAGTGCCACCGCCCGCCGCAACCGCCGCGTTATAAGCCGCCTGAAATGCCGGACTATCGTTCGTTGTCCCGTCGCCCAGCGCTCCATAAGCCTTCACGTTGAAGACTTGTCCGCCCTTGTCGGCCAAGTTTGTAATCACCGACGCTCCCGTTCCACTCGGCGAGAGCGTAATGTTCTGATTCGTGCCGAGGGCAGAAACCTGAACCGCTCCCGAACTGCTCATTGCTGCCGGGTTCGGGCTGGACCAGGTCCGCTCGTCAGTGAGGGTTGTGATCGAGGAGGCTCCGGTGATAACTTCCGCGATCGGGATCGCGCCCACTGAGAAACCCGCGGTGCTAACCGCAGGCGCACAACTCGCGGCGGGATCGAGATAAACGTAATTCGTCGTGCTGGGGCTCAGGGTCAGGGTGCCGCCCGCATAGGGCGCCGGACTCGGAGGATTGCCGCAATAAGCCGTACCGGAGCTGAGGTTCAGTGCGAGACCGTTTCCGGCAGTCGGCCCGTAGCCGGGCGCCATGCCGTTCACATACTTGGCATTCACCGAGTAAAGGGGCGTACCGGCCGGCGCCTGCGGTTGCTGCGCAAAAAGAAATGACGAATCACAAATGACCCATAACAAGACGCAGATCGCAAGAAGGACTCGCGCCGCTGCCCAGTTCGCAATTCGCAATTCATAATTCATAATTTTCACCATATCTGTACCTTTGCGGTCACCCCGGGATCGGAAGCGACCAGATAGAGATTCGTATTGTCATACATCGCGAGCGACTGGAACCAGATCGCGCCGCTCGCCGTCATCTGAACCCGTGCGCCGACGGGCGTGCGCCCCAGCAGGTGGGGGACGCTGAAGTTGCCCGCCACACCCGGGGCGACCAGCAGTTGTCCCCAGATCTTGGTGGCCTGAGCGACCGACGTCACGGCCGTGGCGTTCGTTACTACCACTCCGATAAAAGCGTCGCCCGCCGTCCCCGCCACGCCGGTCAGGTTGTAATAGAAACCCCCTGTGGCGTTATAAAAGAGGTAGCTTGTCGAGCTTGCGGGGGCCGCAGCAAGCGCAAGCGACGAAGTCGGCGCAAAGCGGGCGCCCTGGGCGTAAAGAACGCCCGCCACCAGCCCCGGCACCAGGGTTGCAGAGGTCGCGAGGGTGAACCCCGAAACCACGCCGGAGATCCCGCGGTCCGACACCCAAGCCGAAACCGTTGGAGCCGCCGAAATCGCCGCCTGGACGTCATTGGCGTCCTGCAACAGGCTGTCGATAATCTGTCAATTCGTATCAAGATCGGTTTCGTAATTCGCGCCGTGCTGCGGTTCGATGATTCCCTTGCGCGGAAGAACTGTTCTGACGACTGCCATATGAACCTCAATGCGTTTAGGTTAGATGCAAAGTCATTCCCGGATGATGAATTGTATTTGCCGGCCACGTTAACCGGATAGCCGGGCCGCTATCGTTCGCACTTTTACAAACCCGCCGTTCGTGTAAACTTCCGTTCCGTTGTTCCAATAGTGGACCTCGCAGTGAACCAGGCCGGGATTGGCCTCGTTTTTCTCTTCAACCCAGAAGTCCATCAGAAACAGGGTGCCGGGGCCGTCGTTCACATCCGCCAGCGCGGGTTTCGAGAGGGCCCCATTCGTCGCGGCCCCTCCGGCAGGCGAGCGCGAGCACCACGCGGCCACCTCGTATCCAAGTTCCGCCCGAGCGTACACGTAGCCATCGACGGGGCTGACGGGGATTAGGACCGTTTCGCCGTTCTTGTACCAGCCGTAAAACGTTTCCGGGCGCACGGCGGCAAATTTGGCATTATTCGAGATCTTGGTCAGGTCGTAATCGGTCAGTGGCTGGTCGGCCGCCAGATTCCCATCGGGGATATCGACGAAGCCGGGCATCGTCGCAAAGGTCATTTGAGCCATCGTAAACTCCTCAATCGCTAATGAGTCGAAAACATGAATAAACCTGAGCCGAACTATTGACTCCCTCTCACCAGACCGTCTTGCCTGAAGTCCCGTCCGAATACGCCCCGGTTGCCGAGCTGGAAAGAAACATGTAACGGTTCCGTTCGGCGCTCGTGGCGGCGGTCCAGGGCGGCGTGCCCGCGGGAGCGATGAGCGAGAGAATTTTGGAACTGAGCCAGCTCGTATCCAACAGCTTGTAAGTCATCGTGCCTTTTGAATAGTCGGGCTGCTTGTCGATGACTTCAAAAATCTCGTTAAAGATTCCCCGGCGCCCGGTACGAAGGTTGGGCACGAGGGGATGCGAAAAGTACACCAAGTCCCCCACCTCGACGGTCAGCGTCATATATTGCGCGGTGACCGTCAGAACCATCGCGCCTCCTGTGGGCCGGTCCGTCACGGGATCGATTCCGGAAAAACGGCTGAAAATGCGCCGGGCGGTGATCCCCGCGAGCGCAGCGCCGCCGCGCGCCGTCCGAATGCCTTTTGATTCGATAATGTCTTCACCCGCCAGAGTAAAGCGCTGGAGCGAAGGAGCGTTTTCGTAATCCATCTCCGTTAGGAACTTGGAGCCGTCGTAGTCCATGCGGAAGGTGACTTGGTTCGTAATCGGCTGGCGGTCCACCTTGGGCAGCGCGGTGACGTTCCGGTCGTTAAATGCGAAGAGGTTTGAAAAGTCGTACGGCGGCGTAAAAAAGCGCAGCGAAAGGCGGCCATCGGAAAGCACGATCAGATAGCCGCCCAGCGTTTTGAAAACTTCGTAATCCAGGAACTGTTTGGCCTCCACAGCCTGCTCCAGGGTGAACTCAAAAATGTAGCCCGCGAAAAAGCCCTTGCGATAGAACAGAAACTGATCGAGGTCAAGGAAGGGATTCGGCGTGATCAGTGTCGGGTTTGTATCGCCGGACCATTGCGCGGGATCGTAAATCTTCCATGCCGAATCGGGCAACTCCGGCGCCTGGCCCAGGCCCAGCTCGTTCTGATAAACCATCAGGCAGATATCCATCGGGTTGGCTGAAAGCTGCCTGGGGTGGTCCTTCGAAATGGGGGATCCATCATCGCCCGTAAGGAAGATCTGCGACTTCGCCGTGCGCTTTAAGTCCGTGCAGTTAATTTGGAAACCCGTCGCGTCATTCAAGATTTGGATGTTGTCGATCTGCTGGGTCGCCACCGTCACGAAATCCGCTGACCCCATTCCGGGGTAGCCGATTTCGAGGCTCACAATGCGCCCTTCCAGTTTCGCGCCGCTCGCAAGCGCCGTCATAGAACCGCGGCCGTCAATGACCTCAAGTTGGAGCGAGCCGATGGACGTTGTGCCGCCCAGCAGGCTGATGTTCTGCTGCACGCCCTGCGGCACCTTCAGATAGGGCATCCGGCCAAAGTCTGTGGTGAGCGTTGTGAACAGGATGTCATTGCGGCTTGCCGTGATCCATAGCCAGGCCGTGGAGGCTACGGTCTTGCGCACCGAAACTTCCCAGGGCAACGCGCGCGAAGCAAGCGAGAATGAAAGGACGCCGCTGGAGCTGGTTGTGCCGGCCATCGTCGCCATGCTTGCGACCAGGTCTGTCAGGAATGACGCCAGCCCCCCGGGATAAGCCGAGCTGAAGTAGGTTTCGAGATCGCTGTTGTCGCTGAGCCGGAGATACGCGGCGATCGCGCCCCAGCTTCCTTCCGCCCAGATCGCTTTCGGCGAGCCGGCATAGCCGCTCGCCGAGTCCGCATACGGCTTGAAGCCGTCAAAGGGCGTGAGCTGTTGGTAGGTTTCGTTATAGCCGTTGGCAGTCGAATTCGGCAAAATCTGCTGGCCGGCCAGGAAGAAGTTCTCGTAGGCGAATTCCAGCGAGGAGACTGCTTTCACGTCGTCGCCGGTTTCGTGACAGAAAAGCGCCGCCCACGAGCCGGAAGGCTCCAAGCCGTAAGAGTCCGTCAGGTCCGAAGCCGACGCTCCTTCGGCGAAGTGCCCTTTAACACTTCCCGCGGCCGGAATCCAAAGCTGGTTAAGGATGGCATTCTTCACCTCTTGGGCCTTGGTGGAAGCGTTGCTCGCCGTATTGACCAGAGCATCGTACTGGGCCTGCGTAATCAGCTCGCTCGTCAGGAGCGCTTGCGCCGCGGCCGGCAAGACGCGGGCTGCCTTATCGAATGCGAAGTAGCAGCCGAGGTTGTCTTCGGTGGAAACGCTTGCAATCCGCCCCGGCACGTACTGGTAACCTGGGTCCTGATAGAGTCCCCAGCCGAGCGTCATCAGATTTTGAGTCAGATCGGAGGCCGTCGACTGGAGCGAGAAAAGGAAATTGAGCAGGTCCTGAAGTCCGGCGGCAGCGCCGCTGAAGTCGCCGGTACGCTCCATGTAAATACCATAGGCGTAAGCAAGCCAGGCTACCGGCCCGGAACGGATGGTAATCTGGTCGGCTTGGCCGTTGTACACGTCGTAGGAGAAACTGAGGGAGCCGGCGGGCTTGGGCGCGCCCACGGAGAGATCATCCAAGCTCAGGGCGCCGGCAGCCGCGAGAGTGACAGAAAAAGAAGTGATGGACGTCAACGTTTCTCCGGCGACATAACCTGCCGCGAGAGCGTCAAGGTTCGGGGTCAATATCTGCCAGGTATTTTGCGCCAACGATAAGACCTGCGTGGCCGTTTTAGAGGCTGCGTCGTAACCCGAAGTTCCGCTCGAGGCAAAGCGCAAAGTTGTAATCTTGCCGGTAGACGTTGTGACGCCAACAACAAAGTCGAAGTCCACCGCGCTCTTGAATCGCCATTCGAGAATCGAATCGACGCCGTCGGGCAGCTCGATGCCGGCAAAGTTCCACGTAGCAGCGACGGCAGGGTTCGCGTTGGTCGTGTTGGTGAACGTGATAACGTTCGAACCCCCGGATTGGGCGGGCGGCTCTGTTGGGTCAAAGACGTTGGTAACGGACCCGCTGCCTGAAGCGAGCGACCATCGCGCCGTTGAACCGTCTTGCGCGTCTTCGAGCATCGCCGAGGGAAGGTAACCAGGGCTCAGCCGCAGATCGTTGAGCCGTGTGACAATGTTTCCCGCCAAATCCCACAGTCCCGCGAGAGAAAAGGCGATGATCGCGAGCGCGGCATCATAGATCGAGCAACGGTTTTGAAGGGCGGGCATCGTTGTGCTGGTCAATTCACCGCCGCTCACAAAATCCGGATCACCGGGCGAAACCTCCATCGATCTCGGCAGGCCGGAATAGACTGCGGCGTGCTGGAGGGTCGAGTAGAGATCCACGGGCCCGAGCGTGGGGTCGTTGTAGATCACGTGAGCAACCGGCGTGCCCGAGGCGACGGCGATACTCGAGCCAAACCGCGCATGTTCGCTGTCTTGGACCATGATCGGAATATTGTCTTCCTGGAGAGCTTCGGCATCCGTCATTACATAGACCCGGACAAAGTAATCCTGAAGCTGTGCCCCCACACCCATATTCGAGTGTGCAACCCACCCCGTCACGCTTGCAGCCTGCGAGCCCGCTGCCGGCTGCGACGACGTGGTGGGCATCAGGAAGGCGATCACCGAACCCGCGGCAACGATCGAGACCGACCACGTGCCGTCCGCGGCGGGCGTGGCTGAACCCTGGTAATAGAACGCGCCGGTCTTGCTATAGACATCGACCCGATAGTTTGAAGCGGGCAATGTAAGGTTCAAAACTCGTCCGCTAACGGTCGCTGCGGCGGTGATCTCAAGGACGTTGACGAACAAGGTTCCCGAAAGCAGCGGCGTTGGACTGTAATTGACCGGGAAACCGTCAGGCCCGCTCGCGTTATCGATGGGAGCCGTCGCCAGCGGGTAGAGGACAATGTTGGGCGCCTGAACCTGTGCCAGGTTAGCGTAGGAAACACTAAGTGCGTCGATTGCGCCTTCGATGAAGGTTGCCGAGGTCGGGGTCTGGACGGCGTTTCCTGCGAACGGCGACACGTTGGCATTCATCCGCTCCACCAGCCAACCAAGCGTGCCGTCGAGTGTAGCGTCAAGGTTTCCGGGAAAATAATCGTTGACTTCCGACATGATCGCAAAATTACGAATTATGAATTACGCATTTCCGTTCTTAGATGTTGCCTTTTGTAATTTGTAATTCGTCATTCGTAATTGGATTTCTCCTCTCTTTGCAGGCCTCTGCCTTTAGTAGCCGTATCCCGTCGTCCCATATCCGCTCATTCCGTAACCGGAGACCGCAACCTGCATGTCTTGGGGACGGAACGTTGTAAGGGGTGACGCGATGCCTTCGATCATCAGGACGTAAAGCGGACGTTTGACCAGCGCCGCGTTGTTCGTGTCAAAGCTGGGGTTCGTTTGAATCGCCATAGAATCTCTCGTGCGTACAATAATTCTTTCGAGCGCCGGGCGCGCGCAAGCCCGGCAGTCGCGCCTTGCCCTATGTAACTTGCTGCCGGAGTTTCAGCGTGAGCGAATACAATCCCGGCGCCTTGTAGGCAATTTGCGCGTCCGTATTTTCGAGCATGCAGTTGACGTACCCCATCTGGGACGCATCGGGATAAAACGCAAACGGACCTCCGGTGAGCGCATAGTCGAGAAACGCCGCCCAGTTCGCCAAGTCTGTTCCCGCCTGGAGGTAATCCATCGTAAATTCCAGGAAGGCGTCGATCCGCTCCAGGACCGACTCACGGACGCCGGCCGTTGAAATGTTGTCATGCCGGATGGCGGTCTTCAGGTATCCGGGCTGTTGCCTGGGAGGAGAAGAGAAGTTCAAAGTCTGCTCCGTTCCGCCCGCCGGTGTGTAAACGATTTTAGGGTTTGCCATAAGCTCATTCAGCGATGGAGTGATTGCATGATTGAATCATTTTTTCAATCGAACAATCGCTCAATCAAACAATCCTTCAATTTCCTTCATGCTCGCGTTGCCGGTTGCCGCACGGTGGTGTAGGCAACAAGATTTACATCACGTTCTTGGACGGCTCTCGAAATCTCCTGGGTAAGCTGATCGATGCCCGCTTGACCTCCGTAAATCGGGCCCTGGAAAATGATCTGGACCGTCTGTTGCTGAGAAGAAGAGGTTTTGGAACTGGTCGATTGCGCACTGGTTGAAGACTTGCTGGTCTTGGACGTACTGCCCGATGAGCTCTTGCTTGATGAGGAACTTCCCCCTCCGAGCGCACTGCTCGCGAGCCCCGCGGCGCCACCCACGGCCCCGAATACCGCTGCTGCCTCAAACGCCTGGCCCGCGCCCGCGAAGTCGCCTACAGCAAGCATGTAGAAACCCAGCGCGGTCGAAAAGAGAGCTCGGACAATCGCTTCTTTGGCGATGGCGCTGATGGAGGTCAAAGCAGCCTTCTCGAAAGCCTGGCCCACGCTCTTCTGCCAAACGCTCGCATTGCCGATGTTTCGGACCAGGGCGGAGTCAAATAACTGGAAGCTTCCCAGAAGGCTCGTTTGCAAAGCCCCGGATGCACTCATGGCCGTCGTAAAAGCGCTCGAGATATCCGACCTCCACAGCGTGGCGGTTTGCCGGCTCTGATTAAAGGAAGTATTCAGACTGCCCAGGCTGCTGCCGAAGCTGGTGGTCAGTCCTCCGAGGGATTGCTGCACGCCCCCGAAATTCTTCGTCCCCTGGCTCGACCATTGCGAGATATCCGAGGTCATACCGCTCAAGTTCGACCCGAACTTCGAGCGGAATTCCTGGATGCTCGATTCCGCCTGGGAAGGATCGGCGGCGATACGAATTAGAAGCTCAGCAGCGTTATTTCCAGCCATAATTTATTCCTGGGGCTCGGGAGAGCCATGGGTCGTTTTGAGGTGCATCACCATCGAACATTCCGTGTCTGCCGGCGCGCGAACGCTTCCTCCGCCGGATCTTCCATCAAGGCATTGGCCCGCTCTGCCTCCAGCAATTTTGCCGCTGCCGCCAGGTCAAAATCGAGCGCCAGCACGGGATCGCGGAGGCCCGCCATGCGGCTTGGACGGCAACCGAATTTTTCTGCGGCCACGGCCAGCAGGATAAAATTGTCACTTCTGACGAAACCCCTCCAGCTTGTCGCTGGAGAGGTCCTCCTCGGTTGAATTGTTCGCCGGACTTTCCGATTTCGCGCCGTTGCCGTTTGTTCCGCTCAAGCCGCGACACGCCCACTCAAAGATATAAGCACGATCGCGGAGCGGAATCTCGTCGAGCGGAAGCTCGTCCGGCCCGTCTCCGATGGGCGGATCGACAACGCTCGCGATGACCAGCCGGGCCGCAAATTTTGCCAGGTCGATAATTTCCTCCCGGGTCAGTTCCCGGTCCCGCCGCGCGAGCGACGAGTGCGGATCGTCGAGCGCCACTCCCAGCAACCCTTGGGGTATGCGGCCGGAAATGATCCATTCGAGCGGGTCCGGCCGCGCAGCCAGAATCGTGGCGCCGCTTGGCAGCACCAGGGGTTCGGCGCGAGCCTCGCGCTCAGCCTGCGTTGCCGCTCGCCAGTCCATCGCCGTCGCGATGTGGTTTCCTTTGGACATCAGCACACCCTCAACCTGCGTTTTTGGCCAGCCGGTAATCCCGGATTATGTCTGGCGATAAATCTTGCCGACTTGGTCGCCGATGGGGCGAGTGGGATCGGCAAGTCCTGCAAACTTCACCTTGTAAGTGGTCACCTTGGCCCGCTGGAAGGGCACTTGCACGGCCTCAGCCTGGTACGCCTGGTAGAGTTGCGCCACGACGAACTTCCCCGAGGCGTCACGCCGCGCGGAAATCACCGCCACGGAGGTCTTGGGAATCGCGATCAAGCCTCCGAACGAAATCTCTTCATAGGTTTGCGAGCCTGCGGGCAGCGTGCTGTCCGTCCCGGTAGTGAAAGACCCGTTGACAATGTAGCTCTTCAGCTTGGCCAGGTCGGACTCCATCAACGTGACCTCGATATCTGCGGCCTCAGCCGTCATCACCACGTCCACCGGCCCGGCCACCTGATCGGCGTTGATCTCCGCCAGCTTAGGTGTCAGAACAATCGTCGCCGCCCCGTCGGTTGCTCCCGCAAAGAGCGGGGTACCGACCGTGGGTGTTCCGCTGGAATCGATCACCAAGCGGTTGCCGCTGGTCGGGACGGTGACGTCAAGCCACAGTTTCCCAGGCCCCTGATGAATTTTTGTTACATCCACATTAGCCATAAATTCCTCCCTTTTGCAGAGCTCATTCGTAATTCATAATTGCCTTACTTCGCCGCCCACGCACCAGCCTCGCAGCCGTAGAACGTAGTTCCCGAGCCGCCTGCTGTATTAACGTAGCGGCTGCCGTTCGCGCACGATCCGCTGGGCGCGGCGGAGCCAACCTGTGCAGACACTACCGCTGCCGGAATGGCATAATAAGGCTTGGTGACGGAAGAAAAGCTGTTGTTGCCGATGATCCCGGAATCGCCCGTGGTGTTAAAAATAATGCCGTAATACGAACTGTCGATCGTATTCCCTGAAACCGAAAGGTTGGCGAAGGGCTGCGTGGAATTGACGAAGTAAATTCCGTAGCCGCTCGCGTGCCCGTGGATCGTGTTTCCGGTCACCGAATTGCTGAGGCATGCGGACGCCTGAAGGCAGCGCATCTCAATGGGATAGCCGGTTGCAGAGCTTTCTGTGATCGTGTTGCCGCTGACGGGCACCCCGCCGTTGTTGACGATGATGCCATGCTGACCGGCAATGATCTGATTGCCGGAGACGGCTCCTTGCCCCGCCTGGCTGATGGCCGCGCCAGCAGTTCCCGACTGAACATAATTCCCGACTGCCGAATATAAGCAGTAGCCCCTGATGTCAATGGCGTTGGTCGCTCCGGTCAGCGCGTCGCTCACATAATTGCCGGTGATGCTGCCATGAATCGCATCGTTGGCCGTGTCCGGCTCTACCAAAATACCGTGCTGCCCGTTTATAAGGACGTTGCTGGAGATCGTCACCGCATCGGCGTTTCCCACTTCCAAACCATTGGAGTAATAGGCGGGATTCGTGCCCGGCGTTCCTTCAATGAGATTCGAACTTACGGTGACGTTGGAAAGTGTTCCAACGCTCGTCAGCCCTGCCGCGACGACGATGCCGTCTGACTCTTGCGCGGCCAGGATCGGGAAGTAGACTTGGTTGTTGGCAATGGTTACCCCGGAAAGTGCCGCTCCCGATGCTGTGGTGACGTAAAGAGAAACGTGCGCTTGGCCCGCATCGAGATTCGACGGCGCTGCGGTGCTCCCAAACGTGCTGTTGACGATGCGGACGTTCGACGCCGAATAACTTCCCGACATCCCAAAATAGAAATCCCCAGGGCCTCCGCCCACAAAAGTGGAATCCGTTACAAGAAGATTGGAGATACCCGGACCCGATGCAGAAAAATTAAATCCTTGCGAGTTTTCCGCCGTCGCTTGCTCCAGCGTAACGTTCGACGCAGCTACGGCAACAGCAATGGCGTGGGAAGCGTGTTGCGCGGCGTCGATAGTGATGTGGCGGAACGTGACGCCGGAAGCTGCCACGGAGATTTCGTCGCCCGTAAGCGCCGCAGTCGCCTGGATAGTCGAGCAGGATTGCCCGCTGCCTTCAAAGCTGAGCGAGCCGGAAATCGTCAGTCCCGAGGCTACTTCGTAAGTTCCGCAAGGGAAAAAGACCACACCGTGCGAAGCCGCAGCAGCCGTCTCCGCCGCCGCAATCGCTGTTGAGTCGTTCGTTGTCCCATCGCCTGCGGCTCCATAGGATTTAACATTGAAGACTTGTCCGCCCTTGTCTTCAATGGCCGATCCGTTAATTGTCGCCGGCAATTGCGATGCCGCAATCAGCACATTAAGGGATGGTGGAGGGCTAGTCCGCACGGCAGCCAGACCCACTGGACCGGAAGACGGCACAACCCAAGTCTCGTTAAGGTAGACGCTACCTAAGCTGTAGATGACGTTGTAGCTTGAGCCAGACGGCGTGGAGCCTGTGTTTGGCACGAGCGCCACGGAGAAAGTTCCATTGGCGACTGTGGCAGTGGCGATAGTCCCCTTGGGCACAATCGTGCCATCCGCAGCCGTAAAGGTGGCGTTGTTGGCGATGGTAATCGTGCCGGAGAGTGTGTTTCCGGCAGGAGAGTAGAGAGTGTCGGTAACCGTGGTCTTGGTCTGCGCCAGTGCGTTGCCGGCCAGCGCCAGGAAAAGCGAGGCGAGAAGCAGGGATTTACCGATTGCCAGATTTGCTGATTTCATGATTTCCAATCCTTCAGTCATCCACCTTTCAATCGCCAATTCCTTCAATCGCCCAATCTCCAATCCTTCAATCCCACGTCGCCAGTCGCCAAGCCTTTGAAAGCGCGTTCTCATCATCGTTCCTCCAAATCAATTACGAATTCGATTTGCGGGCCGCGCGCCAGCGCCCCCCCCCGCCGCGCAACCAGGGCGCCCAGGTCGTGCCGGATGATTTGGAGATCCAGGATTTTGGAAACCGCCGGATCAAGCCCCGGTGTCAGGCCGCCAGGGACGGTCGTGTGGCTGATGGCCAGCGGCGTGTAAAAGTCCGAAAGCGGCACGGAAGTTAGAACGATATCGACAACCCGCAGCGTGTCCATGGCGTCCTCAGCCATCCATTCAGGGTCTGTGCCCACCAGGGCCGCGGCGCAAAAGAAATGCAGGGCCTCGCTCCGCACATCGAGGTCGCTCGCAAGATCGAAGGTCACCTGCTGAGCGACCAGAACCAGGGCCGGCCAGTTCTGAATCGGCGCTGCTTCTTTTAAGAATGCGGCAAAGGCGCCGAGCGGGCGTCCCGCCGGCCGCGCGGCGTTGACAATATCGAGCGCCGCCTGCTGGTCGCGTTGGAAGATGGCAATCAGTTGATCGACTAACGGCTTTGCGAATTGGGCTTGATATTTTTGAATCATTTGCTCTTCCAAATACCGAGGTAAGAATTACGAATTACCAATTACGAGTTACTAAATCCTGCTTTGATCTGGTTTTGTAATTTGTAATTCCCAATTTCTTTTCCTCTCATCCCAACGCCGGTTTGAAATTACGAATAACGAGTTGCCACGGCCACCCTTGAACTGGTTTCGTAATTCGTAATTTCTTCCCTTTCATCCTTCATCCTTCAGAATTGCGATCCCAATTCCCCCACACTAAGTAAAGACGATTGCGATTGGATTTGCTGGGCGACAAAACCCACCCAGCGGTCCTGGGCATCCGCGGTCAGCACCAGCAGCGGGCGCATCGGAACGCCGGGACCGTGCCGGGGAGCGGGCGGCAGTGACGTTTCACCAAGGCCCCAGCCTGCGCCCTTCTGCTGAAACACTGCGTAGGGAAGGTCGGTGCCCATCGTGAGCGAAAGGTTGTCGCCGGCCTGCACGTGGTCCGGCGATCCGGCGTCGGTAAGCGACTGAAGCAGCGCGCCCGTGTTCTGGAGGATGCTTCCGCCGCCCTTCTTGCGCCGCTGCGTGGAAGGAGCAAGGTCCGCCCACGGAGTGCCGCCGGATTCCCCCTGGGTCGCAAATTGCTCGGCAACCATCTGACGGAAGTCCTCCGCGATCGAGGCAAGCGCCCCGGAATAATCGCCGAGGGATGCCTCGAAGCTTGCGAGTCCATTTTGGACATCCTGCGAATTGGTTGAACCGTCAAGTTGCAGCATGGTGTTCTTCCCGGGCAGTTGTAGGGGCGGGTTTAAAACCCGCCCCTACGTGGTTCAATAAACGTCGTTCTTTCGGAACGACAGATTGCTGTCCGTCTCCGGGTCGGTTGGGTCGGTTTCCTGTCCCGCGACGCCGCCAAACAAAGGAGAGACGTCTCCCGTCCGCGCCGTCTCGACAAACAGCTTGTCGTAGGTGCCCTGGCCGAACTCAGTCATCATGCTTTCGTAGGTCTTGCGCAGGGTATTGGGGTTGGCCCATCCTTGAGCCGAGCTGCCGGGCCCCAGCAGCGAGAACAACGCGTCCCCCAGGTCCGCCGCGGCCCCTGTTTCGTTAATGAGCGCCAGCAGCGCGTATGCCTGCGGATTCACCGTGTCGAGGTTTGTAAGATCGTAGCCCCGGCCTACGGCAATCGCCGTGATCCGGGCGCTCTGGTTGTCCGTCCACGCCTGGATCTGGGCGTCCGAGGGATTCTGGTTGGTCACGCCGCGCTGAAAACCCGGATAGTGCGCGGCAACGGCGTCAAGGGTTGTGAAACTCATGAAGACTCCTCCATCTGCGGTTTCAGGGTTTGGGGATTAGGGGTTAGGGATTGGGGGTTAGGGATTGCGCCTGGCCCCCTGCCCCCTACTCCCGGTTTTCTAGTCCCTGTTTCCTAATCCCCAATCCCTGTTCTTTACGCGACCGCCGACTGCCAAAGATAGGCGGCGTTTGCCGCGACCACTTTGGAGTCGTAATAGAGCTGGACTTCCACCACGTCCGCCGTGCGCGCCTCGTCGCGATAGCGTTTGACCAGGAAGCCGTCCGTGTTGGCGCCAAACAGCCACGTGAACTGGTAGCCCAGCGAGACGGTTCGCCGCCCCGGAGTTGGGGGCTTGTAGAACAACACCGCATTCTTGCCCCAGATGTAGTCGAAGTTGTCCGGGTCGCCTTCTTTCGCCAGGTTCTCGATGGCCCCGCCGATCAGGAAGTAATCCACGTTGAACACTGACTTCAGATGGTCGGGTTGCAAGATCCCGACCTGCGTGTACTTGAACCGGTCGATGATCTTGGGGTGCTGGCGGAGTTGCAGAAACACCGGATAGCCCACCAGCAGCGCGTTGGGAGGCTGCCCGATCTGCTTTTGAATGGTCGCCTTCTGCGTCTCGATCGCGGCAATGGGATCGGAATTTACAAAGTCCGACCACTGGCTGGTTCCCGAGAGTGCGGCGGTTTGCGTCACCAACGCGGGATTGGTCACCACCGAGGCCACCTGTATCTCACGCTGAAGATAGATGAGGTCGGTAAGCGTTTCGGTCGTGTCCACGTCCACGTCGATGGCCTGGTCGGCGTTGGCGCGAAGTTCGTCAGGAATGGCTTGCGCCAGCGCGTGGCCTTCGGCAAAGTAGGTGTCGGTCGAAAGCGTCCAATTGATTTCATTGGCGCGCGCTCCCGGCCGCCGGGCGTCATCCATAATGCGGAATCGGTCCTTCGAGTAAATGAAGTACTTGTTGGACTGTTTGCTCACCGGGATCGGCTGGAAGACCTGGTCCGCGATGAACTGGGCGTTGTGGTATGCGATGGAAACATTGGTCAGAGCTTGATCAACATGAACCATCGAAATATCGGGCATGTCAATTCTCCAAATCCACTTCGAGTTTGCGCTCCGCGCGCGGGTAGCAAGGGCGCGTTTCACGCCTCCCTTGCAGGGAACGCGGAGACCCGTCAGCGGGTCGCTCCACTCAAAGTGGGTCGTCGTACCCCGGCGGCTGACCCCCGGGGCCTAACCCGCAAGAACATTGACCCATTGGCTGATTGCTTGATGGGTTCATTGATTCATTGCTTCAATGAGTCAATGGGTCAATGGATCAATTAACTGACCGGCACCACAACCGGACCGGGCGAGAGGAAAACAAAAAACACCTCTCCGGCGGTAGCGGAACTCTCCGCAACGCCCACGATGTTGTGGAGCGTTGCGGTGGCCGGCACCGTCGCGAGGTCGGATGCCTTGAGCGCCCCGGTCGAGTCCGCGATTTCAACGTACTCGCCCTTGGTGATCGTGCCAGCGGCGTAAGCGCGGGAGATGCCGTACTTGCGCACGCTGACGTTTTCGTTCTGGGTGGGCTGGTCTTCCTGAGTGATTCCCCACGAGAGCTGGTTGGCCGCTGTGGGCAACTGGCACTCGCCGTCGTTCGTTGCGGGCACGACTGCGCGGTACTCGGTGACGCCGCTCGCGTTCGTCACCTTATAGGTTTTGTCCAAAACATAGGTTGCTCCTGCCACGAATTTCCTCCTGTAGGGACCGACCGTGTCGGCCCGGTGGTTTGGGCACGGCATGCCGTGCCCCTACAACAACTAGCATTTCATCCTGATCGAACTTTCGAGCCTGCTACTCGCCCCCGCTCACGGCGCGGCGATAGTGATGGATCAAGTCGGGCTGTTCCCGGCCGATTTCGCTGAGCGCCTGGCCGTAGCTGATGCTGCGTTCGCGCATGCGCTGTTCCGCCAGGAACTTCACCTGCGCCTGAACGTTCTCCGGGATACCTCCGGAGAAGCCCGTCGGCCGCAGCGGGATGCGGGCCGTCTGCTCGGACATCAGTCTTGTAAAGGTGTTGAAATCCGCGAGTGCGATGCGGCGCCAGTCCTCGCGGCGGCGCGGCAGAACTTTGCCGCATCGGACCGCGTCGTCGAGCGCCTGTTCGACGCGTGCGCGGAAGAACTCGACGGCGGCGATGGATTTGCCCTGGGCCTCGGCTTCGGACAGCACCGATGCCGCCTGGGCCAGCGGAACTTCACGGGTGTCTGCGGCGGGTGTCGCGTCGGGCGAGTTGCCGAGCGCCGTCAGGGCGTTTGCAACGTCGTCCGGATCGGCGTAGTACTCGTCCGTAAGGTCGGGATGGTTGATTTTGATTTTTCCGTCGGCGACGGAAAGCTGAACTTTTTTCATAGAACCTCCTGTAGGTTGGGCGTCCTCGGGGACGCCGGCATCCGATACTCCGGCCGTGCTGTCGACCAGGCGGTACGCCGGGTCGGCCAGCCGGATTTGCGGCATTTCTTCGAGAAACGGGCGATTGGTGAGCGCCACGGAAGTGAGCGTGGCGCCTTGCGCTTTGCCGGTCCGTTTGTTTTGGGCTCCCCAGTCGATCGCGGGAGAGATGTACCGGTACTCGCGGTTCTGGATCAGCGCGCGGGCGCGCTCGGTGGGTTCAAACCACCCCCAAAGGATGGTGCGGCGGCCCGAGGTTTCCGGCGGATCGATGCTCACGATCCGTCCGGCAGAGGGGATCGGGCCGCCGGCGGCGACTTCCGGCATTTCGCTGGCGTGGTCATAGTCCACGTTGATTTCGCCGTTCTGTCGCTCGCGAAAGTTGCGCCCAATCGATTCGAGATCCTGCGGCGTGATGGAAAACTTATGGGTTCCGCGCGCCCAGGTTCCGGCGATGGCCAGCGGAATGCGAACTCGTCCCGCGCTCTTGCCCGCCTGGGGTTCGAGCGTGGCCATAAATCGAGGTGTTGTCTCTAGCTCCAAGGTGCTCAGCATTTCGTTCTCCTCTCGAAACCGGGGATTAGGGCTTGGGGATTAGGAATTTGTCATTTGAAATTTGAGATTTCAGATTCGAGAATCTCAAACACCAATCACAGATCCCAATCCTCCGATCGCAAATCACCAATCCTTCCATCTCCAATCACTCAATCGCAAATCATCAATCCCTCCATCTCCAATTACTCAATCCCCAATCCCTGATCCCCATTCCCTGTCTGTGGCGGCTGCGGCAGTCCCAGCTCGCGCGCGATGTGTTGCGCGAGTTCCGGGTAGGGCGCGACGACGTTGGCCTGCGCAAGCTGGCTCAAGGCGGTCAGCGTCTGATCCAGGTTCCGCGAGCGCAGGTTTGAAACCGTCAGCGTCGGATACCGCTCCACGCCGTCCCAGTTGTAGTCCACCAGCCGCCTCACCGACGTTGCCGAAATCGTTCGCGCGATCTGGTCGGCGGTGGCCTGCACGGCCAGGAAGAAGAAGTCGGTCAATTCCTGCCCCAGCGCCCGGTTGCCGCTCGAGTGGCCCTGTCCCAGGTTCATAAAAAAGGCGAGAGCCGTTCTGGATATTTCCACATTGTGGTGTTCTATAGAATTGAACAGGTCGCGCACCTGGCCTTGCACGCCCTGCAAGGTAAACTTCCACCCGGCAGGGAGCGCCAGGCCGGTCTTCTCATGCGCGGCGAGTTGTGTCACCCAGGCTTGGGCGGCCAGGCGGTCTTCTTTGGAGGCGTTCGGTCCCTGCTCGATGGTGGGCACGCCCAGGCCGTTCCGCTCGCCGGCGATGGCGTCGATCCGGTAGAGCTGGTGTTTGATGTACCAGTGCATGTAGGCGGGACGCAGCATGGAGCGCCCAAAGAAGTTCGCGCCTTCCTGGTTGAAGGTAAAAACCGTCAGGCGGTCCACCGGAATCTCGACGCTCTCAAAGTTTGAATTGCGGTAGCCGTACTGGTTGAGGGCCACCAGGGTTTCGCCGTCCACGTCCGTGATCCAGCGGTAAAAGGTGATGGGCAGCCGGGGCGAGAGGCGCGCCAGACGCACCCGGTCGCCATCCACGGCGTAGATATCTTCGTGCGCTGCGGCGCCAAACGCCAGCATCAGCAGCGCGTTCCGCAGCACGTCGTCCCAGCACTGGGTAGACTTCACGCCGCCGGGCGATACGTATTCGAGGCCGCCAAAAAGGTTGTTTTTAACAAACTGCGCAATTTCCTGGTCAAGCGGATTGCTCGTGGCCGGCAGCACGTCCCAGTTGGCGGCGCGGATGGGCAGTTCGCAAGCGAGCAGTGTGGCCGCCACCTGCGCGTCCGAGCGCCGCATCTTTTCATAGGTCCGAATGGCAGTGAGCCCTTCAAGCTGCGGATTGTACTCGCCGAAATCTTCCAGAAAACCGTGGAAGATGGGCGTCCCCGGCAGTCCCGCGGGCAGCGTCTCCGCGCTTGCACGGGTCCGCTCCAGCGGAACGTTCACCTGCGATTCAGCTAGCATTCCCGGGTTCCAGGCGATTTCAATCGGTCCAAGTTTCATCATTTGTCCTGCATTCCGTAGGGGCGGGTTTGAAACCCGCCCCTACTGTTCTTTTCGGTCCGCTTCTGTAGGGGCGGGTCTGTGACCCGCCCTTTCGTCAGGGTTCGTGCCGGGGCGGGTTTGAAACCCGCCCCTACAAAAGTTTGGCCCATCCCGCTTCCAACTCCGTAAACGCCCGCGGGTTGACGATGGGCGTGCCCGCCGCGAGATAAGCGTCGGCGGCGCTCGATTTAGGCTCTTCTTCGGCAGCCGCCAGGTCCGCCAGGGTCTTGGCCCAGAATTCGTCCGCGTGGCCCGAGGCGGTGCGCACCGCGTCAAAGCGCAGGTTGCCGCTCGGCGTAACAAGTTTCTTGACGGCGCTGAAGGCGCGCCGGATTTCCCGCGTGTCGGGCAGCAGCGATAGCTGATTTTCCAGCCGGCGTTTGGTTCGGAAAGCCAGTTCTTCTTTCCGGGCCGCCGTAAACGTCACCGGCTCAACCCGCGGATTGAATTCCGCCGCCAAAGTTTCCGCCAGCATGGCGCCGATTCCCGTCGAATCGATGGCCGCGCGGCGCACCAGCAGCGTGCCATCGTCCCGGCGCAGGGAAAGCAGCTCGCGGGCAAACGCCAGTTGTTCGGCAAAGGGCGCGCGGTCAAGCGTGCGCACCATGCGAGTGATCGAGAGCCGATTCTCTGTAGGGGCGGGGCTCTGACCCGCCCTCTCATCAGGGTTCGTGCCGGGGGCGGGTTGGAAACCCGACCCTACAATCTGCACCTCATCCAGCCAGAACACCGTCCGGTCGTGCTGCCGCCCGATATCGATGCCCAGGAAGAACTCGGACAAATCCGCATTGCCGTCGGATTCGCTGTAGGGGCGGGTTTGAAACCCGCCCCTACCAAACCGGGTGCCGGAATCACCTGTGCCGCGCGCCGAGGCCAGCAGGAAGGGCGGAGTGTCAGCTCTGGCCTCGGCGCTTAGGCAGGCGGCTAGGAGTTCGGGAGGAAAGAAGTTTTCCGCAGTCGAAACAAACTGGCAGCAAAATTCCTGTTGCCAGGTAGGTTCATCGTCGCAGCCGGAACGCAGCAGTTCGAGATTGATCTTCAGCCCCTGGCGGATCGCTTCGTAGATGTCGCACCAATGGGCCGACCAGGAATTAGGGGCTAAGAGATAGGGATTAGGGGTTGGGGATTGGGGATTAGCCGAGGGATTCGGAGATCGCTGATTGGTAATTGATGGTGGATGATTCATCAATTTCAAATCTGAAATCTCAGATTTGAGATCCCTCCCTAATCCCTAATCCCCAATCCCTGTTCTCTGTCTCTTTTCCCTAATCCCCAACCCCCAATCCCTAACCCCTGCTCCACCAACCCCGCCGCTTTCGCCAATTCATAAAACTTGCCCTGCTGCCCGTTGGGCGTGGAAATCACTTCCAGGCTGAAGCCTCGCGTGATGGTGGGGAAAAGCGCCGCGTAAATCTTGTCGGCGTCGGCGTGGAAGGCGAACTCATCGAGCGTGACGTTGCCGGAATAGCCGCGCGCCGTGTCCGGATTCGAGGGTAAGCCGTAAATGACGGAGCCGTTCGGGAAACGAACCTCGAGTTGCTTCAAACTGGTCCCTTCGAAAAACGTAGACTCAAAAACGTCGGCCACAATCCCGCAGGAGTGGATGTGCTCGTGCACTTTTTCCATCAGCAGCCGCGATTGCCGCTCGCCTTTGGAGAGGAAGATCCAGGTGGTTTTCCGGTCGAGGCAGCGGAGCATGGCGCGCAAAGTTGCCGAGAACGAATAGCCGATCTGCCGCGCTTTCGCCACAATCTTGAGCGGAGAATCGTCTTCCACCCAGCGGCGCTGGTATTCGAGCAGGCGCACCGTGCCGGCCTGGATTCCGGCCGCCGCCTCCAATCGCGCTTTCCGGCGCTTCGAGGGCCGCAGATCTTCGTTTGCATTGCCGGGCTGTAATTTCTTTCGCGCCATCACAAATCCGTTTCTGTAGGGGCGGGTCTCGGACCCGCCCTTTCGTCAGGGTTCGTGCCAGGGCGGGTTCGAAACCCGCCCCTACAATTCAGGGGGCTCGTCTCTTTGCGCCTTGACGACTTTGCGCGAGGCTGCTCTTCTTTTTGCAATTCGTCCTTCGTAATTCGTAATTCATCCAAATGCCCACGGCACAAAACCCGTGCCGCCGCTACAGTTACCCTTGCCCGCCGGGCGGCTGTTCCTTTCGGTCCGGGTCGCGCGCCACCACCGGAATGCGCAGCAGGCCGTAAATCTCCTGGATTTTCTCCATCGCTTCCGGGCCCAGCACTTTGCTTTTGCCTTCCTGCATCAATTGCCGGCGCAATTGCTGGAGCTTGATCTTTGCGGCCTGCCACTTGATCAGTTCCGCGTACATTTTGGTGCGCCGCAAGCGCTGGTCTTCCGCTTCGCGCGCCACTTTCAGCCGCAGCAAATCCTGTTTCAGAAGCAGGTTTTCCCGCTCGAGCCTTGCCCGCATGGAATCGCGCAGGGTCAGTTCCGCGCCCTTGCGCGTCAGGCTCTGAAGCCCCGTCAGGATGGCGGCGCTCGCAAGCTGCGCCTCCGCCGATTCCGGATGCGCAAAAGATTCTTTCAATTGCCGGGCGCGTTCGAGCTGGAACTGGATGCGCTGCTTCTGCAGCTCCAGGTTTCCACGGTAAAAATTCTGGATCGCCTGGAGGGTCACGGTGGGGCCGCCGCGCTCGTTCACCGCTTCATACACATCTTCAAAAGTTGCGCCCTCGGTCAGCATGCGCTCCACCAGCTCCATGAGATCGGCGGGAAGTTGCGCCACATCGCTCGCGGGTTTGTTCTCCGGGTTGGCCGGCTCGTCAATCCGGCGATCAAGTAAGCAGGGCTTGCCGTCGACGACGGCCGCGGACGGCCGCCGGTCGCAGACCGCCGCTACAGTAAGGTCCGCAATGGGTGCGTTTGCAGCCTTGGCCTCTTGCGCCTTTTCCGTCTTCCCGATTTGTCGTTTCTTCTGCTCCATGTTCGATACCCGTAGGGGCGGGTCTGTGACCCGCCCAGATCCCATCCGTGCCATCGACAGGGGCGGGTCGGAGAGACCCGCCCCTACAAGTTCATTGCCCCGGCTCCAGATAAACCCCTTCGTCCGCGGGCAAGCGCCCGTCAAAGTAATCAATGCCCTTGGCGGTAATCTTGACCAGGGTGACGTAGCGGCGAGCCTGGGGTCCGCGGACGTTTTCGAGATTGACCAAACCCTTTTCGGACAGGTAGGCAACATGGAAATCCAGATCCTCCATGGGCACCGGATAGCCGAAGATGTCCAGCTCGCCTTGCAGCAACGGAAGGGTTGCCGACTGCGGATAGATCAATTTCAGGTAATACAGAATCTTGCCTCGTATGATTTCCATCTGCCTCAAGGTGCTCGTCATGGGGTGTTCACTCCTGGTGGTTTGGCTCAAGCCTTCAGCTTGGTCCTCTTGAACCGTCTTGCCCTGCATCGGCTCTTCTCCTCCAATCGACTATCCGAGCGGTTCCACCGGCTGGCGAATCAGGCGCTCGATGTCCTGGTGCATCGCCCGGAGCGCAATCAGGATCTGCTGGTGCTCAAGGCTGTCGCGCGAATCGCTCCGCTCAACCGAAGTGGCAAGCCGCGAAAGCGCGTCGGCCTGCGACCTCTGCGCGTTCAAGAACTGCTTGACGTACTGTTCCGCCATTCCGAACGCGCTTTCCATCTGCTGGCGCTTGGTGTCCATGCTTCGCTCAATCCAAACCCGCGCCAGATGCAAAAACCCGTAGGCAAACGTCAGAAGCAACAGCACCCCGGGCCCCCACCACAACGCCATTTGCGTCAAGTCTTCCGGCATCATCGGACGGCCACCCCGATGGCCACGCCCACCATCACGCCGATTGCGACGTGCTTCGACGTGCGCGCCAGGCGGCCCCAAAAGGTTCCGCGCGCCGCTTGCAACTCAGCCTTGTACAAGGTTTCCTGCCGCGCGAGAATCCGGTCCTTGGCCGCAAGCGCCTGGTTCAGCTTGCCGATCGAGTCTCCCTGCTGCTCGATCGTGGCAGCGTCTGTCGCCGCGCGTTCGCGGCAGTTCGAGATCTGCTGCTCTTCAACCTGGCTCTCGCTCCGGCAGGCATCGAGCTCCACCAGCGCCGTCTCAACCTTGCGGGCGCCGGACGCGCTTAAGGGAAGCACGGAAATCTCCGAGGTTGTAGGGGCGGGTCTGTGACCCGCCCTTTCGTCAGGGTTCGTACCGGGGCGGGTTTCGAACCCGCCCCTACTGTTCCTTTCGGTCCGCTTCCGTAGGGGCGGGGCCTGTGACCCGCCCTTTCGTCAGGGTCCGTGTCAGGGCGGGTTTCGAACCCGCTCCTACCGCGCACCGACAGCGGGCGCGAGGTCTTCCGAACCCAGCCCAAGCTGGGCGGCCACCCGTGTCACCACTTCCGATGTGGGAAGGGTGGCCACCCGCTGGGCTTGCTCCTGCTCTGCTTTGCCGAGTGATGCAAGCCGCGCCGTAAGTTTCTGGTCTTGTTGCTCAAGCTCCTGGCGGCGCGCCTCGAGCTTCTGGATCGTCCGGGCGTTCTCGACGTTCGCCGCTTCAACGTTTGCCGTGGCTTGCTTTTTGAGGTTTGCAACCTCGGCGGCCGTTGCGCTTTGCGCCTGGGCCAGCACGGCGTTTTGGCGAATCCGCGCGTCATGCTGGTGCAACCAAAGGACGGCGAGTCCGAGACATGCCGCCCCAACCCACACGGAAATCCGCCGGGCCAGGCCCAGGAACGGATTCAGCCATACGACAATCGGATTGACCCAAGACTTCAAATTCACTGTTTTTTCCCCATCACGCGTTGTACGGTCTCTCCGGTCTTGCTGAGGCCGTAAAGCATGGAAATGAATGCCGTGACGCCCTCAAGGTGCGGAAGCTCATGAGTCTTCCAGACAAGGTAAGAAATCCAGCCCATCGCCACCAAGAGCGTTATAAATGACGCCGTACGCCCGTAACTTGCCTCTCCGGATTCCGAAAAAAGCTGGCTGATAAATCGCATCGCTTTCCTATGCCTGCGGCATCCCCGCCGCGCGTTGGTAGGGGCGGGTCTCCGACCCGCCCTTTCGTCAGGGTTCGTGCCGGGGCGGGTTTGAAACCCGCCCCTACGGATGCAGGGCTCTACAGCTTGGCGGCAAGCTTCTGAAGCTCTGCCGCTACAAAAACGTGCAGCTTCTGGATTTCACCAACGGCCCGCTTCTCAAGCAGTGCGTTCAGCACAACTCCCGCCGCAAGTCCGCAAACAAAGGTCAGCAAATAGGGCATCGATCTTCTCCTCTCCGGTTACCGGGCCGCAACCGCCTGAAGCTCGCGGTAAATCCGCATGCGTCGCAGCCCGTTTTCAACATAGTTCGGGTCAAAAGTCTTGCCGTAAGGCCGGCCGGTGTTCCAGCAGCGGAACATCTCAGAAATTTCATGGCCGAGATCGAGCCGGTAGTCGGCCGCAAATTCGGATAAGAGCTCGATCGCCACGCGGAAGTGAAAGGGCGGCTCCACAAGATCGCGCACCGTGCCCGCGCGCCCCACCATGTGGTAGCCCATGATCTGCGTGTATCCCCAGGAGGTCGCCAGCTCGCGCAAAACTTCATCGGGACAACTTTGAATCTGCTCTTTGTGGTTCGCCCCAAAAGCCGGGGTCAGATAGCGTGCGTGGAGCGCAGCGTCGCTCGGCGGCAGAAGCTCGGCCGCTTCGGCGTCCAGGGCGGGGAGCGTCAGGCTTCCGAAGGCCGGCGATTTGCCGCTCGCCACCGCCTGAAGATGCCGGTAAACCGCAGGCTCAAAACGCGTCGCGTCCGCCCGGCCGCCCGATTCGTTTGCCGCGAGCGCCCCGAGGAATTCGGGCGGCACCGAAGATGACTGGCACGCTCCCCGAATCACCGCGTCACATTGTTCAAAAACCCGCTCGACCATCCGCTGCTCGGAAAGCGTCTGCGCGGCAGCCTGAGCCGGCGGCAACAAGCCCGCTACGGGCCGCGAGGGAACTTGGACTGGACTCGAATGCGTCTGCAAAAACACCCTCCCCTGGGATCGGACGGACGTGTCCTCAAGCAGCCACCCTCGGTGGCCCTGCCCTCGTCCCATCCACAACTCTAGCCTACCGCCTGGAAATGGGACGATGGGGATTTCTGGGACGTTTTTGAAGGAAATTTATAGGCGCTTTATTATCAAGCAGTTAAGATTATAATGCGCAAGATCCAACTTATCGAAATGTGCAATATTGTTCATATCCGCAACACCGGGTAAAGTTTACATGGGAGTTGGAGAGGAGCGAAAACTTATGCGAGCCGTGGTCCAGCGCGTGAAGCGCGCAGAGGTACGGGTGGAAGGGCAAACGATTGGCCGAATAGGGCCGGGAGTGCTGGTGCTGGTCGCGATCGCCAAGGACGATACGCGGGAGACTGGAAAGCTCTTGGCGGAGAGGATCGTGCGCTTACGGATATTCAATGACGATCGGGGCCGGATGAACCGCGACCTCCGCGAAGCTGGCGGCGCAGCGCTGGTGGTGTCGGAGTTCACCCTCTACGGCGATTGCCGCAAGGGCCGCCGGCCAAGTTACCTTCAGGCTGCACCGCCCGACGAAGCCCGGCCGCTCTATCACGCCTTTGCGCAATCCATCGCAGCAATGGGGGTGAAAGTTGAAACAGGTGAGTTCCAGGCCACGATGGACGTTGAACTCACGAACGACGGGCCGGTAACCTTGCTGCTCGATTCCGACCGAGCCTTTTGAAGTGAACGCCCAAACGATAACTCACCCTTGCTCCTTGGTATTCACTTCGGGGCGAGGCGCGCCTCGCATCAGGAGGCCTTGCGCCCTTCGCGCCTGAAGAGGATCTTGATGCCCCGCCGCCACTGAACGTTGATTCCCACCTGGATCACGGCAATCGAGGGATCAAGGTAACGAAGCAGGCGAGCGGTCGTGGAATGGAACCGGAAGGCGGGCGCGACCAGATACAGCAAGGCCGGTGCGCCCGTGAGTGACAAGCCGGAAAAGTATCCGAAGTCCTGAAACTTCGCCTGTTGGCGGAGCGTCTCCACGCGCTGCCAATAATCGAGCGCCTGGAAAGGCAGATTGATTTCTTCCTGAAGCTTCAGTTCAATCACCGCCAGCCTGCCGCCCCGCGTGACGCTCAGGATGTCAATCACGCCGCGATCCGTTCGGGAGAATGCCGGCACTTGCGGATATACGAAGTCCGGGGAAAGGCTGGGATCAATTTTGGTAATGTCCCTCACCAGCAAGCTTTCAAGCCAACGCTCGGATTGCAGACGGTAGAATTGATCGGAAGTATCGGCACCGGCGGCGTTACGGCGGCTGAGCACCAGGGAAATGAAGTTCTGAAATTCCTCCTGGCCGGCCTCGTCCAATCTCCGAACGCTTCCCTCCAGGCCGAAATAAACCCGCGGCGAAAGGTCTCCTTCCACGCGCGCCACCTCAAGGCCCTCGACGCGCACGGAAACAAAACCTCCGGCAGCATCGGCCACGATCACGAGCCGGTCCACTTTGTCTCCTAGAAAATTGCGCAGCATATCGCGGTGCCTATTGACCAGCGATTCGCTGGACCGGCGGGGCACAAGCCGCGTTTCGACGCTGCGATACTTTTCGAGATCAAGCAATCGGGGATGCGGGTCGCCGCGGTTCCATTCGAACAGTTCCAACTGCACCGCCCGATGGTTGAGGCACTTCGCTCGCTGCGCATTGAGTTCAACGGCCTCGCGCGGCATGTAAACCCGGAGCTTAGAAACCACGGTCTTGTCTGACCGGCTTCGCAGCCAGTCGAGCCAGATCAAGCCGAACGCCAACGCAGCGTCAGCGGCTGCAACGGCCTCGTCCTCGCTGAGTCCGATAAAAGCCCAGGCAGTCCGTCCCTGCCGCGCCAAACCTCGGGTGTACCAGGTGGAGAAAGAATGCTCGCGGTCGGAGCGATTGCTGACGTATTCACGCCGCCAGCCGGGATACTCTCGTTCGAGCATGGCCACGAACTCCCTGCGGAAAACAGACCTGCCCTCTTCCCTGCCCCGGCGCTCGGCGAGATGGAGTTCACGAAATTCCAGAACGCTCGATGCCTTGGCATGAGGACGCCGCACAAAAAGGCCGAGCTTCCCGCCGTCGCGATAAGCCAGTTCTTCCACCCGCCGCGCCACAGAACGGCTTGGATTCCAGGCTTCAAAAAGCAGCTTGTCGAATTCGAGCGTCAGCCGCCACTCGGTCGAGGTGAGATCGAACAGATCGACTTCATCCTCGACTACGATGGGGTGCGCTAGCGAGCGGACGAAGCTCTCGACTTCATTCAGGAGGTTGCGAACGGTTTCGGGATCATGTCC